GGAGAACTGGAAATATCATTCTTCAAAACGATGATGTGTTTGGTTCTGCTTCTCAAGTTAGCTTACACTCAGTAGAAACAGACCTAAGTAATCTTCGTGGCGAATTAGGAGACATGGATGATTATACGTCAGGATTAACCAACTAAAATGAATATAAATAATGAGCGTATGGTATCAAATGGGACAAGCAGTAAGAAACGTTTTAACAACTCTATCAAACAAAGCGATATTAGACACAGAGAGTAACATCCAAGCTAGGACTGGTGATGAACTAGGAGCGATGGCTTTTGCTACAGATACAAGTAAACTCTATGTTTATACAAGTAGTGGTTGGGTACACGCTCAATAACTTTGACACCTCTTTAATTATAACTTAAAACTAAATACACAATGGCAAACATTCTACAACAGATCGGTACAGTAGTTAAAAGCAAGCTTGATGATAAAGTCGATAAGACTGATGCAACAGGTGACTTTATTAAAGCTGTACTAGGAATAGACACTGATACAACAACACCAACAGTTGCACTTGAATCCGATATAACTACAAGGACAGGAGATGCGAACGGCACTTTGTTCTTTGGTTCTGACTCCGCTGACTTCTATGTCTATAACGGAGGAACTTGGTATCAATTCAACAACTCTTAAAACAATATAATATGAGCGATATAGCATTAATTAATGACTCCCAGCAATCTGCGATTGTAACTAATGGGATAGGTAAGAATGGAGAGATATACATGAAGGCAGCTGGCAGTACGGACGCTGGTGCTCTTGTTGTATATGACGCAGGTAATTGGAGGAAGTTTGAACATGAAGCTAGTTCTTCCTTTAGTAATGCCTACAATGTAGAACTAGACGGGGTCGATGACTACGCAACGATAAGTTCAACATTTAGTGCGTTAAGTGGAAATAAAAGTATAACTGGTTGGTTCTATTTCGATAGCACAACCTCACAAACTATATTTGCTAAAGTGGGTGCGAGTTCTTTTTCGCATGAAGGTTGGTTACTTCTTACTGCTACAAACATTCGATTTAGAGTAGGGTCAACTCGTCATATATTTACTGTTCCAGCACTGTCCACAGGTACTTGGTATCACTTGGCTGTAACAGGTGACGGAACTGATTTAAAACTTTATATCAACGGTGTTCAACAAGGAGGCACTAAAGTTGACGGAGATTGGTCAATAGGTGAATTTTTCAAGACCCAGATACATTACCATTTTAATGGATATGTAGATGAGATAGGATTGTGGACAGGGACAACTTTATCTTCATCCGATGTGTTAGCCATCGCCAATTTAAGTGCGGCATCGGGTGATAAAGCAGTCGATCTATCTACCTACACAGGTTTAACACATTGGTGGAGATTTGGGGACGGAGATACTTCTCCTACTGTTTCTGACAATGTTGGAAGCAACGATATGACATTAATAAACAGTCCAACATTTGTAACCCAAATTCCTTAATAATTATGAGCAGACAATATGTAATATTAAACGCATCCGAAGTGGACACTGTTAACTTTGATGATGTACTAGAAACTAGTGTAGATACTCTTCGTTATAGCGTGGACGGTTCAGAAACCTTTGTTAAATATGAAGGACCTAAACCTAGATGCCTATACGGAAAAGATGTACTTTCACACACCGCTATGCTTACCGTATTAAACGGTGAAGCTTGGACACAAGAACTTGAGGAACTATAAGACATGGCTACTTTAAATACAGTTACATCTTCCACTCGCCCAGCATCTCCTACAGCAGGGGAAGCTTACTTTGAAACGGATACTAATAAGATCATTGTTTATAATGGTACAACCTGGACGGAGATTGTTTCCGACGGTACTTTGGGTTCTTCCTTTAGTAATGCATACAGTGTAGATTTTGATGGCACTAATGACTACATCCAACTGCCTAATGGCGTTCTAACTGCACTTTCAGGTACTGCCTACACGATCAGTATGTGGTATAAACTCAACCAAGAGGGTTACTATATGGAAGCGTTCTCAGCGGGTGGGACTACGGGTGATCGGGTACTTACCTATTTTCGAGCGAGGACAAGTGGTACGGTCAGCATTGAGTTTTATGCAGGAAGTGCTACGCGCTTAATTGAGGCTTCGCCATTTCAATCTATCAACACTTGGAACAATGCCGTAATAACGGTCGATACGGGTGGGACAAGTAGTCTTTATGTTAATGGGGCTTTAAAAGCGCAATCGGCGAACGTCCCGCAAACAACCCCAACAAACCCCGTAATTGGTTGCCTAGACGGTGCATCGAATTTCTTAGACGGGAAAATTGACGAAGTAGCTATTTTCAACTCTGCATTATCTGCGTCTGATGTGTCAGATATCTACAACAGTGGAGTCCCAGCAGACCTCACTTCTTTAAGCCCTGTTAATTGGTGGAGAATGGGAGATAACGATGGTGGTACAGGTACAACAATTACAGACCAAGGTAGCGGAGGTAACGACGGTACACTTACAAACGGTCCTACCTTCTCCTCAAGCGTTCCTTCCTAACTTTTAAAATACTATGAACAGAAACTATGTAATCATTGACGCAGCAGATGTTTCATCTGTTGATTTCTCTCAAGTCCTTGAAACCTCAGCATCTACCCTTCGGTATAATGTTGCAGGGGATAAGACATTTGTTAAGTATGAAGGTGTTAAACCTTTCTTCTTAGCAAGTAAAGACGCTTACACCCACTCTGAAATCCTTGCGATCTTAGGTGGTGAAGAGTGGACACAGGAGATGGATATTTAATTAGGACTTACCTCCTATCATTAACAATAACTAAAAACATATAATACTATGCCAGTAGATAATACATCTATATTCTATAAAATCGGTCAGTCTACAAAGTCTGCGATTGCTGTAGAAGAAACAAGAGCATTGGCTGCAGAAGCAGTCTTGCAAACGAACATCACCTCTGAAGCTTCCTCAAGAGCCAGTGCTGATACTACCCTTCAAAGCAATATTGACACTGAGGCTTCAAGCCGAGCAAGTGCTGATACTACATTACAAAGCAACATCACTGCTGAAGCTTCTTCGAGAACTTCTGCTGACTCTGCTTTACAAAGTGAAATCGACGCTACTCAAAGTGGTGCTGGTCTTGGAGCAGGTGGTTCTTATACTGCTAACTCCTCTACTAACTACCTTGCTTCCGTAGGTAACTTGGTTGCAGCTGATGAAGCTCTTGACTCACAAGCTAAAACAAATGCTGACGCTATCTCTTCTGAAGCTAGTTCACGTGCATCTGCTGATTCCGCTTTACAAGCTGAGATTGACGCAGAAGAAACAGCTCGTGCAGCAGCCGACAGTACTCTTCAATCTAACATTACTTCCGAAGCTTCTTCTCGTGCGAGTGCTGATACAGCTCTTCAATCCGAAATTGATGCTGAAGAAACTGCTAGAGCTTCCGCTGATACGACTCTTCAAGGTAACATTGATGCCGAAGCAAGCAGTCGTTCATCCGCTGACACAACCTTACAGTCAAACATTGACTCCGAGGAAACTGCTCGTATAGCTGCTGTTTCTGGTGAAGCTACTGCACGTAGTTCTGCTGATACAACACTTCAATCGAACATCGATAGTGAAGCTACAACAGCTCGTTCTGCTGAGGCTGCTCTTGATGCTGCTAAAGCTAACCTTAGTGGTGCTGCTTTTTCGGGTGCTGTAAGTGGTACTGATCTTACCCTTAGTGGTAACTTGACTGTTAACGGTACAACTACTTCCGTTCAAACAACTAACTCCGAGATTAAAGATTCGATTCTTTTAATCAATGACGGAGCTGGTGATTCTACTAACAACTCCAACGATGCTGGTCTTATTATCGAGCGTGGTTCTGGAGACGGTGGAAACATTGCTGCTATCTACGACGAAGGTGAAGACATGTTTGCTTTCTATAAAACATCCGCTGGTTCTACTTCTGTTGACATCTCTGATGATGACTCAAGTGCTGAACTTATCGACGTTAACTGTAACGACGTGGTTCTTGGAGACGGTAACAATCTTGGTGATTTAGCAGACTTTACTGCTGCAATGGCGTAAGACTGTCATGGCGAAAAGTAAAAAGAGTTCTTCTATTACGATTCGTCTTCCCGATGACTTACAAAAAGCAGAGGTCGCTGGTATAGCTAAAAAGTTAAATATCAGCACCTCTGCTCTAGTAAGTGGGTGGATCAACGAAATACTGAAGAGTTTAAAGAGAGAGAGTTAATATGAAAACGCAAGAAGAATTAGGTGAGTTACAAGTTCTACTAACAGATACTTTAAAGAAGGGTATCAAGCTGATGCACGTCACTGAGGAATATAATCCTTCCCTTCTTAACTGTGCTAGACAACTACTCAAGGATAACGATGTTGTTCTTATGAGCGGTAAAGATACTCCACTTAATGACTTGCTAGGAGAGGTTCTACCTTTCGAAGAAGACCCTGAATTAAAACAGAAACTATAACATCAAAAGAGAGATAAAGTAGGGTCATCGCTGAGTATTCGGAGGTGACCCTCTTTTGTTACAATGGCAAATAAACTGGCACAACTAAAAGACTTCCGTAACTTCCTGTACATAGTTTGGAAACATCTTAACCTACCTGATCCTACACCACTACAATACGACATAGCTGACTTCATGCAACACGGTCCTAAGCGATCTGTTATCATGGCATTCCGTGGAGTAGGTAAGTCCTGGATATGTTCTGCCTATGCTGTTCATCAACTCCTACTAGACCCCACTAAGAACATACTCGTTGTATCTGCTTCTAAGAACCGTGCTGATGACTTCTCCACCTTTACACTCAAGATCATACATGACATTCCTGTCTTACAAGGACTAATCCCTAAGAACGATCAAAGGTTCTCTAAGATCGCTTTTGACGTAGGACCTGCTCCAGCTGCTCACGCACCTTCCGTTAAGTCCCTAGGTATCTCCTCTCAGTTAACAGGTAGCCGTGCTGACATCATCATTGCAGACGATATAGAAGTACCTAACAACTCTGCTACTCAAGGTATGCGTGATAAGCTCGATGAACAAGTAAAAGAGTTTGAAGCTATTATAAAGCCCTTAGACACCTCTAGGATTCTCTTTCTAGGC